GGTAAAAGAGCCAATTCATCTTTTTTCTCAGGTAATTCACTATTACAAACTGTCAGCCCTTGGGAAGCTGAAATGGTGCATTAGTAACACCCTAATTTATCCAACTTACAGGTGTTATGGTTGTCCCTATTACTAGGTTAGGAATAGATTGTTCAGAAGTTCATCATCAGGTGATCAACCTGCTGTTACTAAGTAACAACACTTACCCATATGGTTATCAAACCATTTCTTATCGTATTGGGCATACTATCTGTGGATTAGACAGAACGTATCTTAAAAGAGCCCTGTTACAGGCTCTTGTCAAGTTCATCAAGTTGAGATTGATAAGAAGATAATTCTTTCTCAAGAGACTTTATTAGTCCTTTTTGCTCATCTACCCACCAGTTATACTCTAATCTGGCTTGATAGGCATCAGACACATCTTCTACATCTGAATGAGAAATAGGTGGACAAGGTGTATTATCCAATGTATATTTTACACTCTCAAGTTCAGATGATACCTCAACTACAAGCTTTAACAGTTGTTCTTTTGTCATAAAATGTTTTTGTGATTGTTTCTGTTTCGGTGCTCAATTACACCATCATCAGGCTAGACAATAGTCTAACGACAGAAGAGCCCATTACAGGCTCTTTAATGAATATGTATCTTCAACAGACAAAGGAACAATAGCACTCATTTGACACATTCCATCACTCCATACATAATTGTCCCATTGTTTAACAAATGGAAAACAACTAATAAATGAAGTGTTGAATGTATCAACAACTACATCATTCTGATACACTTTAACAAATACATCAGATATATTTCCTTTCTCTAACTCTTCAATGATAAAATTTACTTTGTACATGATTATTGATTTAAATGATTAATAATGCTATATGTATTGTCTTGTTTTTCAATGTTTCAACTGTCTACATATGTATGTAACAGGCATGTAGTGTCTTTACACCATCTCTTTAACTCATTGAAAATGAATAGGATGAGAGAATAATTTATAATTCTCCCACCCTAATCATTTCATTTCACCCACCCTATATATAAAGAACTGGTATTAAACCAGTTCTTCAGGGTTAGCGTGCACTTCCAACCTAACATTAGGATTAGTAATGTCCGCAATAATCCTTTCAGACCTTGCAAAGTTTACTTCCTGGTCAGTAGTAGTGTGAGTTAAGTACTCCAAACCTTGGTCAGTTTTGTTTAGTGTTATACTAAACAGTTTACCACGGTCAATGGCATCAATTACACCACTACCATCTTCTGCAACAAACCTTCCCAACTCACTGGTACAAATCCAATAGGATTTACCTTTCATTTTACTCTCAACAGTTTTACCGTCTCTAACTACTGTGTCAGCGTAAGGTCTCTTAACCAGTTTCTGTACACCAATTGCTCTAATCTTTTCCATTTTTTTCGATTTACATTGTTAATTAATATGGGGGGCTATCTCCACTCCCCAATTATAGGAGGGGTAGCTTATTGGGAGTAGTCTCCTCCCTCATTAACACAAAACACTATGGGGGGCTATAAAAAATTTTGGAAAAAAAATAAATTTGGTTGATATTGTTATTTACATATACCTTTGGGGCGGAGGGTGGGTTAGTAAGTAAAAACAAAAACTTCTTATATGGGTGTATTGATGTTGTCTATTGGTGTGTTGTTGGTTATTGCTCTTGTTAGTGGATGGGTTAAGTCTGATGAGGTGACGTTTGGGTTAGAGTTTAATACGTTAAAGTCTCCGTTCTTTAAGTTTGGGTTGTTCTCTGAAAGATTTACGCTTGAAGATGATTCTGTTGAAGATGAGGTGGTTATAGGGTTGTTCTTTATTAATGTTGTAATTGTTTTTTGGAAGGATAATAATTGAGCATAATATAGCAATTCGTGGTTTAAATAACTTATACAGTTATTTGTTATTGATTTAATTCGTTCTATCTTTGTGTTAATTAAATATGGAACCAACTGTTACACATAAAAAAACTATTGTTCAGAAGCTTAAGAAGCAGGAACAAGATGTTTATGCCTCAGCACAGAGGTATTATAGTGTAATGTCTGCTGTTAATTCCCTTAATTTAACACAAAGAGAGTTGCAGCTTGTAGCTTTTACAGCTGTTAAAGGGAACATTTCCTATAAGAACATTAGGGAAGAGTTCTGTGAGAAGTATAAGAGTTCTGCTCCTACGATTAATAATTTGATTTCTAAGCTTAAGAAGCTTGGAGTGTTTGTTAAGGAAGGGAGTAAGGTGAAGGTTAATTCCCTCATCAACCTAAACTTCGAGAATGATGTTGTGTTAGAGATTAAAATCATAAGTAATGGATAAGCCTATATCAATGTCTGTTAAGGATTATTTGATTAGGATTATGTCTGTTAAAATGATGGTGTCTGAGAAAACGATTGAGTGTGTGGTTAATCACCAGTTTCAGTCAGCTAGTGCTGCCCTTGCTGATAATGATGATATAGAGATTTCTGGATTTGGGAAGTTCTTCTTTAATCACAAGAAGGCTCAGAAGAAGATGGACAAGATGCTTAGTAAGGTGGCAATGTTTACAAAGCAGATGAATGACGAGAGTCTTTCAGATAGGAAGAGAGCGTCTGCCAATGTTAAATTGAACAATACGCTCTTGGGAATAGAAGCATTAAAACCAAAATTACATGTTGAACATCAGCCAGATTTACGAGGGGTGGAAGAATAAGCTCATTCCTGCTGCAGATATGAAGGAACAGATTGAGGCAGTGAGTGCAGAGAGGATGGTGATTTGTAAGGATTGTCCTTATTATTCTGAGAATAAGAAGAAGCAAGGATTTAAGATTATTAGACCAGATGTACATTGTGTAAGTTGTGGGTGTACACTCTCAGCCAAGACAAGATGTCTTTCCTGCAGTTGTCCTAAGAATTCATGGAAAGCTATTATGACAGATGATCAATACGATGAAATAAGAGAAGAAATTCAAATCGATGAATAATCAATTGAGAATCAGGAAGATATACATTAACACGCTAATAGATACATTAGTGGAGCTTTATGATATGGGTGTGGATTATGTGGATTTTATTGGAACAATGGAAGATGTACAAGATTCTATAGGATTATCGTTCTGTAAGGAGTATATGGCTAAGGGAATGGAAATCAATTTTGATAACATTTCTGAAGAAGATATTGATAAAGATATTAAGATAGACAAGAAGCTATCTGACGAAGATTTAAACCAACTATTATGAACCCAGCAGTAGAAGCATGGATTGTTATTGAGAAACTTGGGGCTTTAGTGGCTACACCAGGTGTGTCAGAAGATGTGAAAGCATCAGCAAACGAACAGATTAAAAAACTTATTGATGATGTGGTTAGTCCCAGCTTGACAAAACTGTCTGCATCAACAGCAGGTATTATAACAAAATGAAGAAATGAGCAAGAGAACCAATTATTACAATAAGGTGGTGTCTGCTCTCCAAGAACTACATACGATCTATCCTAATTATAACATGGGTAGACATCTTGCAACAGCTTTGGATGGATATGGGGACACGTGGGGATTGACAGATAAAGAGTTCCTTTATGCTTTAACCAAGTATAAAGGTGAATTAGAGATGGATGTTCCTCATACAGATGACATTGATCAGATTATAAAGGAAGGAATGGATCTTGATAATTTATTTAAAGAAGAAGATAATGGCGATTATTAAGAAAACTACATATATTAATACAGAGCTTGAATGGGCTGAAGAGCAATTGAAGAGCTGGAGAGCTTATGTTGATGCCAATCCCCTTCATGAATTGAAGGATAGGATTGAGTGGAAACCCACAGCCAAGGGAGGAATGCTTCCTATGGTGATTGCAAGCATTGAAGCTCAGGGTAAGTTTGTTCAGGAAACAATGAAGAACTACTTAGCTTTAGTGGAAGTGGTGGATAAGCTGAGGAAAATGGAAGAGGCTAAAATTGAGGTGAGAGGTAAGGCAGAGCTCAGCTCTATGGCTGAAGAATTCCTTAAAAGTAGAGGATGATACAGTCTATAGATTATAAAGATTGGTACATTAACCAGCCAAGAATTCCTGACAAAGAAAGTGAGGAGCATAAAGCATTCTTTAATTTTCATAAGGATTTGTGTTTAAATGGAGCTATGATTAATGGGGTGTATATCAACCCCTTTTTATATTGGCATCTGAACTTCTGGAATACAGAAGTGGATATTATAGATGAACGTGGTAGGATTTCTCAGAAATACTCCAACCCTCTACTCAGGGATAATGAATGGATTATAACTAACGAGATAGACAGAGCACAAAACGAAAAGAAAGGACTTGTTATTCTAGGCATTAGGCGTTTGGCTAAATCTGTTATCGAAAGTTCATATGTTGCATGGGGAGCTACATTTGATGAAAACTCCCAAAACATTATTTCTGGATTGAATGCCCCAGATATAAAGCTTATTACAGATAAGATTGATAAAGGACTCAACTTCTTACCAGAAGCTTGGAGATGGCAAAGAATCGAAGATAATTGGAAGAACCAAGTGACACTTGGAATTAAAACTAAATCAGGAGAGAGAATTCCGTTCTCTCAGATTCTTATCAGGAACCTCGATGAAGGTAATAATGAGGAGGCTATTGCAGGTACAAAACCACGTAAACTAATTATAGATGAGATTGGTAAGGGAAGTTTTCTTCGAGGTTTCCAGGCAGCTGTGCCTGGTTTCACCACACCATTTGGATGGGGTTGTTCTCCTATCCTTACAGGTACAGGTGGTGATATGAAGAGATTTATGGATGCAAAGAGCTTAATGTTCGATGTAGACAATTTTAATTTTCTTACATATAACAATGAGAAAGATACGCATAGAGTGCATGGGCTATTTATTTCTAATAAATATAGAATGGAAGCCAAAGAAGAATCCACACTCGGTGAGTTTCTCCAAGAACCTAAAGATAGTGATCTTTACAAAATACCAATGCTTGTTAGCAATGAGGAAAAGGCTAACCAAATAACCATGTCTAATTTAGAACGTCTCAAAAAAGCAGGAGACAGGATAGCCTATCTGAAAGAAAAGATGTACTATCCATTAGAAGTTGATGATATATTCCTTAACGAGGACACTAATATATTTGATATTGAAGCTGCCAAAAGGCAGAAGACTAGGATTCTTCAGAATGAGCGTACAGGCACTCCTGTTGTTTTGTACGCTGATGAGGATAAAATAGGACATGATTTTACAGACAAACAACCTATTACAAACTTTCCTCTGAAAAACAGCGATCTGAAAGATGCTCCTATTGTAATTTATGAATTTCCTGTTGCCAATCCTCCTTATGGATTGTATGTGGCAGGAGTCGATCCCTATAGACAGGGACAATCTGCATATAGCTCCTCTCTAGGAGCTGTATATGTATATAAGAGAATGCATGATCTCACTGGTGAGAAATATCAGGATATGTTCGTAGCTTCGTATGTAGCTAGACCTGAAAAGAAAGAAACGTGGGAAGAACAGGCTAGGCTTCTTATTAAGTATTATAATGCTAGAACACTGTGTGAGAATGATGACATCTCTTTTATAGAATATATGAAAGCAAAAGGAGATGCCCACTATCTAGAGAAACAACCTCAATGGTTACATGAGGTGGTTCCTAATACAACAGTTAAGAGAGAATATGGAATTCATCGTTCATCTCAGAAGGTGATTGACTATCTTCACAACTGCTTGAAGAAGTATTTGGAAGAATCATTGCTTATAGAGAAAAATGATGAAGGAGTTGTAATCAAACAGGTTACAGGCGTGAATAAGATATTTGACCCTGTTTTACTAGAAGAGGTTATACAATATAATGATCAGGGTAACTTTGATAGAATTGTAGCAGCAGAACTGGCAATTGCCCAAGCTTATAAAATGAATCCTATATTGGGTAGAGTGGGAGGATCAGGTGATCCTAGGGTTCAATCAATGTTTACAAAGAATAAAAACAATTCATTATTCACTGAATCAAGAGGAGGAATGTTTGGTACAAGTAAATATAAAAGAAATAAACTTTTTACATAATGGCAATAATTAGATATACAAAGGATGCTACTATTAGGTACGCCTACCTTAATATATTCCCTGATCAGTTTAAAACTGAGAAAGAGAAAAAAGATGAAAGCTGGATTAAGAATACAATGGACTATTTTGCTAACAAAGCTTACGCTGAGTATGTAAAGAATAGGGATACGTTTGTTAAAAATTACGATCTTGTAAAAGGTATTCTTCGTATGGAGGATTTCTATCAAGAGCCCCAAGTTAAGAGTTTTACAGACATGCTTACGGCTGATTTAGGTCTTCCTGGGTATGTTAAGCATTATTCCATCATCACTACGCCTATTAATGAACTTGTAGGAGAAATATCAAAACGTCCTGATGCATTCAGAATTAAAGCATTTGATGATGACAGCCAGTCTGAAGAACTTGAGTTTAAAACACAGATTCTTCAGGAATATGTAATGAATCAAGCTAGACAGAAGATAGCAGAAAAACTTGCAATGGAAGGTGAAGAGATTGAAGATGAGCAGCTTGAACAAATGACTATGGAAGAAGTGAAGGATGAGCTTGACAACTATACATCTGTAGCTGAGAAGTGGGCTAACCATGTTCTTACATGTCAGAAGGCTGACTTCACTTTGAAGGAAAAGTCTGAAGATGCATTTAGAGATATGTTGATTTCAGCTAGGGAGTTCTATCACATCTATGAGGACAACTCTAAGGTGGGGTATAACATTGAAGTGGCTAATCCAAAGAATACATGGTTCCTCACTACACCAGATAGGAAGTATATATCTGATCCTACAGGTAGAGCACAAGGTGCATACACTGCTGGTACTGTGCAAGTTATGGAGCTTTCAGAAATAATTGAATCAATTCCTGACCTGACCAAAGAAGAAATAGACCATCTCAGAAGTTCTCTCCAAGACTATGGACTGATTAATGTTCGTGAATCTAATCTAGGTAATCCCAATGTCACTCCTGGTATTGACTCAGTTACCTATGATACATATGATCCACTGGTCCTTCAAACCCGTATGATTATCGAGAGTGAAATGAAGGAGAACAATGATGGTCTTAAAGACTTCCTAGGTCTTACATCTAACGTCTCTTCTTTTGGATATAAGTATGTTGTAGTTAGGTCATATTGGTTAAGTAAGAAAAAGATAGGAAAACTCATCTACATTGATGAACTTGGTAACGAGCAATCTGTCTTAGTTGATGAAAGCTACAAATCTGGAACTATTCCTACAGAGCAATCTTTGGAATGGGGATGGATTAACCAATGGTATCAGGGAACAAAGATTGGTCCAGACATCTATCACATCAAACCATTCAAACTTCTAAACTATTGTCCAATCATTGGAATCACCTATGAGGTGAAGAACACAGAGGCTAAGAGTCTTGTTGATATGATGAAGCCTTTCCAAGTGTTATACAATGTATGTATGAACCAGCTTTACAAGCTTCTTGAGAAAGAAGTGGGTAAGGTGCAACTTATGTCTATTAGACACATTCCTATTCCTAAGGATGGAGATGCCCAAGATGCTCTTGATATTTGGGAAATGGAAGCACGTAATAGAGGTGTTGTATTTATTGATGATTCTCCAGAGAATCTTAAGAGCCCATCAAGCTTCAACCAATATACAAGCTTAGACCTCACGCGTACGCAGGAGATTCAAGCAAGGTATAATCTAGCCATGCAATTGAAGAATGAGTGCTGGGAACTTGTAGGTATGTCTAGGCAAAGAATGGGATCAATTACAGCCAGTGAGTCTGCTACAGGAACAAATGCTGCTATTACACAATCATACGCTCAAACAGAACCTTTGTTTGTAGCTCATGAGTATGTGTTAGGTCAGTTGTATCAAGCAATCATTGATGCTTCTCTGTACGTTGAATCTAAAAAACCTCAATCCACCCTATCATACATCACATCTGAAGGAGAGTCTGCATTTGTTCAAGTGAATGGTTCAGAACTCAAATTCCGTGATCTTAAAGTGTTTGCTACTAACAGACCTGAAGACAAACAAATGTTCACTGAAATTAGAGGATTGTCTCAAGCTGTTCTTCAGAATGGTGGAAGTCTCCACGATATAATAGAACTCTATTCTACCAACTCTATTAGGCAGATGAAGAAAGTGTTTAAGACATTGAAAGAAAGGCAAGAACAGCTTCAGGATCAACAGATGCAGCAACAGCAGCAACAAATGGAGCAACAGCAACAAATTGCTCAAGCACAAATAGAACAATCACAGCTCCAGAATGAGCAGAAGCTTGCACATGATGATTACCAAAAAGAACTTGATAGGATTAGTAAGAAAGAAATTGCCATTATTCAAGCTACAGGATTTGGCAAAGTGGAAAGTGAAGATGTTAATGCAAATGAAGTTCCCGATGTTCTTGAAGTGAGTAAACTAGCAAATGAGCAATCTAAAGCTGCTAGAGATTACCAAATGAAAATGGCTGACATACAATCAAAGAATACATTAGCTGCTCAGAAGTTACAAGTTGAGAAAGAAAAATTACAAGTGGCTAGAGAGAACCAAGCTAATGATTTAGCTATTGCTAAAGAAAATGCCAAAGGAAGAGCTAAAAAAACTAAATAATGTTTGATAGACTTATAGATGTAATTACAGAATGGTGGGCATATATTATGCCTGCCATCATTATTCCTAATTATGAACAAGCTGTTCTTCTTAGGAATGGTAAATTTATTAAAGTGTTAGGTCCAGGGTTCCACGTGAAACTTCCAATATTTGATGAAGTGATAAGTCACCACGTTGTAGTTACAACATTAAGTCTTTCTGCTCAATCATTATACACTCAAGACAAACAGAACATTGTTGTTAAAGGAGTTATTAAATATAAAATCTCTGATGTAAAGATCTTTCTACTTGAGGTGTTTGATGCACAGGATGCATTAGCTGATATGGCACAGTCTATTATAAAGAACATAATAATTACCACTCCGCTAGAAGCATGTCTTGATTTAGAGCTAGATAACCTTCTTACAAAGAAAGTGAGAGTTGAAGCAAGGAAGTGGGGCGTTGATGTACAACAAGTTACGCTTACTGATATAGCTCCAATACGAAGTTATAGAATCATAAACGATTCAGTTTTAAACAATTTAGATTAGAGTAAAATAATTTAATGCTATATTATCGTGAAAATTGGGTTGGATGATATACTATCTCTTTGCTAATATAATAATGTTTTATACTTTTACATTGAAAACCAGATAAATAGAACTACATATGGCCGAAAATTTAGATATAAACCAGTCATTTGGTAACTTTAGTATTGAGAACACAATGGAAATGGGTATGGGAAATGCAGATCTTTTAAATGATCTGATGTCACCAGAAACCGCTACAAGTTCTCCAGATGATATTAAAGATATTAAAGATGAGCCTGCTCCAGAGAAGAAAGCTTCTAAACAAGCTCCTGCTCAAGAAGAGGCTAAGAAAGACGAAGAATCTAAAGTGAACATCCAAGACTTCTTATATGGAAGTGATGATGATGACACTGAGGATGAAGAAGAAACGCCTGTTCCTACTAAAAAGAAAGAAGAAGCTCCAGTGGCTGAATCTGATGAACAGGAAGAACAAGAAGTTTCCCAATTTGCAGCTCTTTCTAAAGATCTTTTGAAACTTGGTGTATTCTCAACTGATGATGATGAAGAAGAAATCAACATCTCAACTCCTGAAGAATTTCTTGAAAGATTCAATGCTGAAAAGAAGAAGGGAGCAATTGAAGTGGTAAACAACTTCATTGGACAGTTTGGAGAAGACTATCAACAGGCTTTTGAAGCAATCTTTGTCAAAGGTGTTGATCCTAAAGAATATTTCGGTGCATATAACAATATACAGAGTTTTTCAGAAATGGATCTGTCAGATGAGTCAAATCAAGTGGCAATCCTAAAACAAGCTTTAACTGACCAAGGGTTTGATCCTGAGGATGTAGTAACAGAAGTTGAACGTTTGAAAAACTACGGTGATCTCGAAAGTGTTGCAACAAAACACCATAAAGTGTTGGTTAAGAAGGAAGCTGCAAAGCTTACTCAGATGGAACAGCAAAGAGAAACACAATTACAACAACAAGCAGCTGTTAAACAGCAATATATAAGTAACGTTCAAACTGTCTTACAAGACAAGCTTAAAGCAAAAGAGTTTGACGGTATTCCAATTAACCCAAAGCTTGCTGGTGAACTACAAGATTTCCTTCTAGTTGATAAGTACAAGACACCATCTGGTGAGACACTCACAGATTTTGATCGTACCATCCTAGAGTTGAAGCGTCCTGAAAATCATGAATTGAAGGTTAAGGTTGGTTTGCTTCTCAAGATTATTGAGAAAGACCCCACCCTCTCTACAATTCAAAAGTCAGGAATCACCAAAAAGTCTAATGAGTTATTTGGTGAAGTTGCTAGACAAACTAGCAAAGCATCAATGAAATCAGGCAGTAAATCTAGTAAGCCATCCTCATCATGGTTTCTCTAATTTTTTATAAACATTAACTTAAAAAGGTAACACAAATGGCAATTCAAACAATCCCAGGTTTAACTGGATTTACGTATGCTCGTGTGGCTTCAATGGACAAACGTGCTGTAGGTAAGCTTACAGACGCCAACCACCTAGAAAGCTTCCACAGCACAGAGCCTGCAGACTATGATAAGAAAATTATCAGTCTCTACACACAGAGCTCTCTTTACAGCAATGACTTTTTAGACATGATCAACAAGTCCACTCCTTATTACATCGACAATAATAGCGATGCATGGAAGTGGCAAGTTCAGGTTCCTTACAAGTTTCCTAAAATCATCGATGTTCCATCTTCTACAGCAGCTTTGGACAAGCCTGGTATCGATGGTCAAGAGTTCTCTCTCATCTTGGACACTAACGAATTCTCTAAGAATGCAATCATTTCTGTAGGTTCTCGTCAATATGGTCCTCGTTTCTACGTTATCAAAGATCCAGTTCCTTGGAACATGGGATATCTTTACTATTTCACTCTTGTTAGTGATAACCCTACAGTTGATTTCGTATCTTCTACGTTCCTTCAGTATGGTATCGAACTTGAGTTGGTAGATGCTGCAATTGGTGAATTCGATCAAGATCTTTTAGGTCTTCCTCGTTTGGGTGAGCAAATCACAATGTTTGAATCTCTTGGTTCTGCATATGGTTATGAGCACAAAATCACTGAGTGGGCTGATGACAAAATGATGGTTGATGCTTCTGGCAAACCTTTGGACATCTTGGTATATGCTCCACAAAGGCGTAACCAACTTCCTTTGACTAGGAACGATGTTAAATGGGAACCATTCATTGAGTTCTGGATGCGTAAGTCTATGCTTGAATTAAAAGTTAAGCGTATGATTTGGAGCAAGCCTGGAACTGTTAAAACAAATGGTTCTAAGCAAGAATTGAAGCGTACCTCTGCTGGTGTTTACCACAGGATGCGTAACAATGGTAACTTGGTTCAATATAACCGTGGTGAATTTACTGCAAACCTTATCCGTTCAGTTTTCGGAGATCTGTTCTACAGAAGGGTTGATGTAAAAGACCGTAGGGTTAAAATGTATACAAATGAAGCTGGATTTGACGTATTCCAACAAGCTTTGAAGACAGACGCTTTGAACAGTGGTCTTACATTCATGGCTGATTCTGGAAATCGTTACATGCAAGGCGAAGGTCAGCACATCACTTATAACTTTGCATTTGATGCAATGGTTACTCGTGAGACTGGTCGTGTTGAGTTGATTCACTTGAAAGAGTTGGATCTTCCACAATCTAACCTTGAATTCGGTCAGAATAAGAAATCTACTCCTGTATTTATGGTGTTTGATGTATCTCCAATGAGCGATGGTTCAATGATCAACAACATTCGTGAAGTAAGGATGAAGGGTGCACCTTCAATGACTTGGGGATATATCGATGGTACCCGTCATCACCTGGGCTTTGCTAAGTCTCAAGGAATGTCAAGTGCTAACAAGTTCCCTGGTTATGAAATCTGGATGAAAGACCGTTGCGATGTATTCATCGAGGACCTTTCTCGTACAGTTTTGATTGAGGAGATCCCACAATTCTAAGGATCCCACTCTAGGAACAGTATTCCTAGACCCTATACCGAGAAGAGATTGCCCCCCACATCCCCGTGGGGGAGCTTTTCTCAAACTACAGAGTGTTGGATTGGGGTGTCTCCCAATTGCTACTCCTTCAGTGGAACCACTCTGCAACTTAAAACCAAGTTAAAAAACTACATATGGGTAAGATAGGAAAAGTCTCTACAATTAAGAAAGACTATAACAATTCTCAGATTCAGACAATGCAAGGCGGTCTTGCACAAAAAGGTATGACAAGAATTCCTGGTACAGGAGTGTTTAAGTATCCTTACAAGGAACTTGATGGTCAGTACAGAACAGGACTTGATGCTAATGCTGCATACATACGCAGGATAGGTGATAGTACAGAAAGAGAATTGGAAATTGAAAGAGTTACAGCTCTTCGTGAGAAATTACAAGATTCTCTTGGAGGAGTTGATTTAGGATCTAGATCATCTTTCTGGAACTATGGTCTTTCAACTTCTACGAATGATTCAATGCATGTGCAGCCTGTAAAGCTTATAGATGGAGATAACTACTTCGACTTTAAGATTCCTTTTCAGGAACTAACGTTTGCATGGCTTAGAGTTCATCCAACAATTGCAAGCTCATATCAAGCTTGGGAGCGTGGTGAATATCCTGCTGACATTCAGTTCTATGTTGCTGATGATGAGATTGAAAATGCTGTAATCTTTAAGAAGAAACAATTGATCAACAAGGCTATTGTTAAGTTTGATTCAATGACTCCTGAGAAGAAGAGAAAGGTTGCTCGTTTGTTAGGTCTTCCTGTAACAGAAGATACCAAAGAAGAATCAGTGTATAACCAAGTTGATAATGTTCTTAAACAAACAGAATTCAAGAATGGTAAATATCAAGGATTAAATCCAGTGGAAGTTTTCACTAGATTTGCTGATATGAAGGAAAACTTGCTCCATATTAAAGATCTTGTTAAACAATCACTACTTCATTCTATTTATAGACTTAAACCTAATGGTAGAGTTTATGAAGGAGAATTTGAAATTGCAGTTGATGAGGAAGATTTGGTTAAATTCCTTGCTGATGATGATAACCAAGATCAACTACTTACCCTAGAACAAAAATTAAAAAGTAAAAAACTCGCAGCTGTATGATACCAGTAGATAGTTTATTATATAAAATAGATCAGAAACTAAATAAACTATCAACTAAAGAACATCAGCAAATTGCACTTGAAGATAAAATACTAGCTCTCAACGAGGCTCAAATCAAGTTAATTAAACAGAAGGTTGATGGTATATCAGTTGTCTCAGGTTTAGGTCTTGATTCTTTTAAGAAAAGATATGAAGATCTTCAGAGTTTGGTGGTGAATTATGCCCACCAACCCCTGACATTAACTTTAAAAAATATACAACTAAATCAGTGGTTTGCATACTTGCATGAATTAGATCCTAAATACATGTTCTATATTGATAGTTATGTAATGGCTGACAAAGGTAGATGTAAAGATAGAAAGATTTGGATAAACAAAGATCTTGCAAAACATGGTGACTTGTCACTTCTTTTGAACAACGATCATTACAAGCCATCTTTTGAATACCAAGAAACTTTTAACTTTATATCATCTGATGAGATATCAATCTTTACAGATGGTGAATTTACCCCCACAAAAATTTACGTATCGTACATGAGATATCCTCAGTATATTAATAAAGAGGGATATATAATGTTAGATGGTTTACCATCATATGATCAAAATTGTGAACTTGAAACATATCTAGAAGATGAACTTCTGGATTTAACAGTTCAAAACCTAGCAATGTACACCGAAAACCAGTCTGCTGTCCAAAGCTCAGTTTACAGGATACAGACAAATGAATAAGTTTTTTTTCATTATTTAAATAAATAACAATGGCAGATTTTTCTCTAACTACCGTCTTCGTAGTTCCTGTTGGCACATCAATAGCCAGTAGTGGTTCTACGCAAGACTTGGTTGCTGGACGAGTTGGTTTCTTTGATAAAGATTATCAAGCAACCGTAACCCCTAGCAACTCTCCTTATTTCTATGTTGCTCAAGGTCGAGTAAACACTTATCTCCAAGGTTCTAAGCGTTCTGATAAGATCGCTGGTTGTGGAGAAAGCGCAGCTTGTAAATCAAATGTAACTGAATGGTACAAAGTGGCTGGTTGTCCAACCCCTGCTGTTCAAATTACAGATGTTGATGGCTGGAATGTAAAATGTGGTGACGTTGTTACCCTTACACTTCGTGCTCACTCTTCTTACCTTGACACCCTGTATTTCAATGGTTTCACACGTTCAGTAACTGTACAAGCTCCTTGTTGTGACTGTGGTGGTGATCCTTGTGAGAACACTGATGTTAATGCATTGATTAATCAATTCATTGTAAAATTAACTCAGCAAGCTCCAGGTAACAACCCAGATAACATTAGCTTCAATGACTTCTACACTTTTGAAAATGTAGGTGGAACTATCCTTCGTATCTCTGGTAAGCCTCTTACCAAGTATGGTCAGCCTTGTGATGTCGCTGCGTTCCCTTGGGAATATGACAGAATGTACTTCCGTACTTTTGTTTATTCTGGTCCTGCTACCACTGCTGACTTCATTGTAGCAGATGCTTGTAACATTGTTGCTGAAGCTCAAGTTGTACAACGTGCATCTTACCCTTCAGGTACTTCTGATGAGATTGCTCAATTGGAAAAAAACTACTACAGCTACCAAGCTGGTTACCTGAAGCATCTCTATAGGATGAATGGTTACAATGAGAACTTCGAAAGCTGGGTTAGTAGCGGTACAACTTATGACACTTACTATATTAAGTTTAATGAGTATAGTAAGTCTGCATACAGCTGGGGTGATTACATCAAAGAAGATGCTATGGTAATCATTGCTGTTCCTCAGGGAAGCGGTGCTGCTACATCTGTTGATGCAATTCTTGAAGATGCTCTTGGTGTTATTGAGTTTGATAATGCTTGTGTAAGCACTACAACCACTACATCAACTGCTGCTCCTTCTACTACAACCACTACTAGTACTCTTATTCCTTAATAGGGCTGTAGAAAGAAACAATATCATATAACCTAAGCCAGAGGTGAGAGGATTCAATCTCAAATCCTCTGGCTTATTTATTTAAAAGAATATGGCAGATCTCAAATTAGATATATTAGTTATTCCTACATATAATCTAGAGACCTTGGGTATTGCTGATAATTCAATATATCCAGTTAGTCCTCCTGTACAATCTCCTACTATTGAAATAGATGTTCCTGGATTTGGTCTAGTGAGTCTTCCTTTCAATATAAATGACTTTAATGTATACAATTCTACATCATTAGGATTAACAGCAGTGGGTGCTCCTCTGCTACCTCTTCCTGATGGAGTTTATTATATTAAGTATTCAGTAGCTCCTGCATATGTAAATTATGTTCAGAAGACAATAATACGCGTTGATCAACTTCAAGAGAAGTTCGATAGTGCGTTTATGAAGCTTGACATGATGGAATGTGACTTGGCTATCAAGAGACAACAGAAAGTGGAGTTGAACAGTATTTATTATTTTATACAAGGAGCAATAGCTGCAGCAAATAACTGTGCTGTAGCTACAGCAAACAAACTTTACAATCAAGCAAATAGAATGTTAAATAACTTTATTAGAAGTAATTGTAACTGTTATGGTAATAATTATGTAAATAATAATATGTATTGATATGGCAAGTTGTAGAAATTGTGGTACTAAAGTTGGCTGCGGTTGTCAGTTAATTAATGGATTGTGTGCAGGATGTAATGCTGCGCTCAAACAAGCAACTAAAAGAATAAAAGATGTTATATCCAAGACTTACAGATTGTATTAGTTGTACAACTATTCCAGCTCTGATGGCAGACATCGATTGTAAACTTACAGAGATGGCAAATAAAGAATACAACAATATTGTATTCTCTTTAAATTATGCTACAAATGGACCTGTTATTGATGACCTTCTTAACTACAGAAGGATTTTAAGATTCAAGTATTGTAATCTGGATTATGGAGCACCATTCACTGTAGAGCAAATAGCAAGTAGAGTTAAAATATTAATTCATAAATAAAATAAAAACATGTCTTGTTCAAATTGTTATAACGGATGTGCTGAAATAGTTTCAGATAAATGTGTGAGATATACAGGAATTGATGTTCCAGTGTTGGGAATACAAACAGGGGACTCTTTGTCTTATATTGAACAATCACTTATACAATTTCTTACATCCACTTTAAATGGGGTAGGAATTCTACCTATAGTTGATCCAACTATTATATGTGAAATTGTTAATGCTAATCTTCCTACATGTGGAGAGTTTACACTTAACGATTATATTTCAGCGCTTATTAAGTCTGTATGTGATTTACAAACTCAAATTGTAGTGCTTGATGGAAGGATCGATGTTATAGAAGCTAATTACACTGTAGAGTGTCTTGATGGTGTAACTTCAACTTCTGGTACACATGCTATTCTTCAAGCAGTGATTACAAAACTGTGTGATTTAGATTTAGCACTATCAGCACTAGCCCTTGATGTAGATACAAACTATGTTAAGATTTCAGATCTGGATGCATTAATCCAAGCATATCTAGATAGTATACCTAGTTCCTCTAAGCAGTATAATAAAATGATTCCGTACACTGTGGTTGAGTATTATGGCTCTCTGAGCTATTTTGATGCTACAGGAGCTGGTCTAGGAGATTGGGAGAAACTATATCTATGTAATGGTTTAAATGGCACTCCTGACAAGCGTGGACGTGTTCCTGTTGGAGCTATACAACTTGTTCCTGGTGCAGCACTTAACGCTGTTGTAAATCCTGCTGTAGTTGGTAATCCCAACTATGCTGTAGGAGATGCTATATATGGAGCTAACACAATTACATTAGATGTTACACAAATTCCTGCTCACGTCCATGCAATTACAGATCCTGGTCATGATCACTTTGTTTCAGCAAATGAAACTACAGCATCTTGTTCAATTGCAGATAATTTAACATCAATTGCATCTGGAGGAAGTTGTGGAACAAATGATGCATATACACTTCGTCCAAGTTTACTTCCTGCTACAGTTGGAGAAAGTAGTGTAGACACTACAGGAATTTCTATAAATTCTACAGGTGGTGGTCTTTCACACAGCAATATTCAACCTACACTTGCTTGTTACTACATAATGTACATTCCTTAATCTATTAAATCTACAATAAATGGCTTGTTTACCAGGTACGCCATGCTATCCAGTTCAAGTTAATACTGTCTATCCAAAGAAGTGTAACAATGGTTGGTTTGCTGGTTATCCAATAAATACAAATCTGATATGTTACAATGGTCCAAACCTGCCAAATACAGGTGTAGTTACAGGGGATAATCTAAATTTGGTTCTTGAGAAAATAGATCAGGAGTTAGATCCTGTAACCTTAGTTCAAACAATCCTTCAAACCATATTAACCAATCCTTCATTAAACGTAAGTTTTTGTACATTAGTAAACGCTTGTGTAGCAAACAACACTACAACAACCACTACAACTGTTTTATAATATTAAAATCCTGTTTTGTTGGTTTTACAGGGTTTCCCCTGGGCTCACGCCTGGGGGTTTTTATTTAAACTATAATCATTTTGGTTATTATAGATAACCTAATCGATTAAATAAATTTGGAGAATTTCAAAAAGGCTCGTATCTTTATTCAATTTTAACCAAACAATAATGACATGGTTGGTAATCAACATCTTCTTGACCAGCTTCAACAAATGCTGAACTGGAAAAAAAGTAAGAAATTTTATGCAGAAAAGCTTGGAATAGGTGAAGAAGAGATAGGAAGTCTGCTTAGAGAACTTAAAGAATCAAAAGAAACTATTAGAACTGAAGCAGAAGCATCTGATTATATTGGTCTCCTTGAAGATGCTGTAATTAAATATGAAGAAGATCTTACTAGAGGTGTAGGAGAAGTGATTTTTAATTCTGCTGAAGAAATTAAATCTCTCGATGAACTTATTATAAAGTCAAAGATTGATACAGAGAAGTGGGAAATAACTAGATATGTTCAGAACTATTGGGGAAACAGCAAAACTCCTCATTGGCAAGTTAAAGCTTGGATGGCTAAAAAGTCTACTGAACAACTATTTCAAGACTCATTTATTGAGTTTCTTAAAGAGTATAAACCTACATCTGGACAAGTACCATATCCTATACAAAATACCGATAAGCCTTTAGCATCTTTAATTATCAACAAACAAGACTCTCATCTAAATAAGTTTGACATAGATGGGAACAATGATATAAGTAAAAGGTTCTCTACTATTCTACAGAAGGTGGAGATTATTGTAGACCAAGCCATTTTATCAAATCATATGGACACAGTGTATTATATCATTGGGTCTGATGAATTTAACAGTGAGTTTACAGGAACTACAACTAAAGGAACCCCACAACAGAACATTCTCACCTATCATGATTCTTTCAAGAAGATTTGTGAACATGAGATAGCGATGATAAAGATGCTTCTTGAGAAAGCAATTGACGTAGAAGTTATTTATGTAGCTGGAAATCATGATGAGTTTGTAGGATGGCACATGATCACTTGGTTAGATGCATATTTTAAAAGTAACTTGAGGGTGACATTTGATTGTTCTCCTAAATATAGAAAGTATATAAGTTATGGAGAAACAGCAATGATGTTCAATCATGGAGATGCTATAAAGCCTGCAAAGCTTGCTAGCATATTTCCAATAGAATTTAGAGAAGAATGGTCAAACAATAAGAACTTCTACATATTCACTGGAGACAAGCATCATGAGATAAGCATTGACTTTGGTGGAATTAAGTTTTATCAAATACCTGCCTTTTCAAATGCTAAGAGTTCTTGGGATGAGAAGAATGGTTACACAGGCGCAAGAGGTGAAGTTACAGGATTCCTTATAGACTTTGAACAAGGAATGACTAACATATTCAAACAATATTTATAATGTCAACTTTAAGAAAATTAGTTTCAGATGTACGTTCAATGCATAAGCTGCTCTCTACAGACGGTCTTATCACTGATAGAGCTATTGCGTCTGAGATTAAAAATAATTCACTGCTTCTTATTAAAAGAGAAACTAATCTCAGAAAGCTCTGGGCTACAGACACTTTGTTTACCACAATCCCTTGCTTACAATTGGTTGAGGTTCCTATATCAGAATGTTGTGAATTTGTAGATCCTTGCAGTGTAGCAAGAACAACATTTAAACTTCCTCGTATAGCTGAGGGTAATTATCAATATGTTATTCAAGGTGTTTATTCTATAAATGCTCTTAGTGGTAGAGGTAAGAAGATTAAAGAGATTACAATTAACAGGTATACCAATCTAATCAAACTTCCTATAATCAAAAGAGAAGAATACTATTGGATAATGAATGGTTACCTGTACGTGAGTAATCCTCTTCTTCGAGCTGTCAGAATATCTGCATTATTTGAAGAAGATGTTCCCAACTCAATACTTTACCCAGACTGTGAAGAGTGCGCAATAGAATATACAACTGAACAACTGTGTCTTAACCCTCTTGATAAAGAGTATGCCTGTCCTGGATATTTGGAGAAACAAGTTCTTGAACTTACATCTCAGAAGTTACTACAAACATATTTTGCACTCAAAACAGATATTACAGAAGATGGTATAGATGGTCAAGCATCAAATGCTAAACCAACAAATTAATGAGAGTAAAAGTTGACTGGAGAAGCTCTAGTAGAGAAAACTACAATAATTTCTGTAAAAAAAACCCTTCCATAAAAATCTCGTTTGATGAGTGGAAAAACATAGTTTATTCCTTCAACGAGTCTTTCAAGAATTATATATTAGAAACTGGAGAGAGAGCTAGGCTTCCTGCTGGATTTGGTGAGTTCTCAATTAATAAGAAGAAGAGAAGGAAGATGAAGGGGATTGATGGCAAAGAGTTTGTTAATCTTCCTATTGACTGGCAAAAGACCAAAGCAAAGGGAAAGGTGATTTATAATTTCAACTACCACACTGAGGGTTATTTCTTTGGCTGGATTTGGTTTAAAGAAACTGCTAGACTTAAACAAACAGATCTTTGGTATTTCAAACCTACGAGAGTTACATCTAGACTCCTATCACACTACCTCAAAACCAACGACAAGTATCAACATATTTATCGTGAGTATAAAAAATAGTTAAATGGCATATTACTACAGATATAATTTTACAACTCCTGAGATTGTATATTCCACTGTAAAAGAGGAATTAAAATCCTATTTTGATACAGGAGCAGTTGATGATTTAATGTTCCCCACCTATCTGGACAAATGTCTTATGAAGTTAGGAAGGGCAACTTATGTTATTGCTGAAACTCCACTTTATGTTGATGATTTCATAGCAAGACTCCCAGATAACTTTTATGCAGTTAGGGAAGCATGGATGTGTTCGTACATTCCTCAGACACCTTACCAAACAGCAAACTCATTCTATTCACAAGCTGCTGATGTTACAACTATACAAGTTAGTCCTGTAATATCTGACTGTCAACCATGTACCAATCTTGAGTGTACAACAGGTTGTCCTCAATGTATGCCTGAGTTGATTCAAGCTGTATATAAAACAAATTCTCAAGCAACTAGAGGATATACAAAACAATATTTGCTTAAACCAGGAAATCTATCTGCATCAGGAAGGTGTGATGTAGAATATACAAATGCTTGGCAATTTTCTGGAGCTGTTCCCTCTCCTGGTGAGTTTACACCAAACTCTGCTGGATATGATTCATTTGACATTAGAGACAATAAGTTTGTAACAAACTTTAGAAATGGTATAGTTCATTTGATATTCTATGCTGCTGAGTATGATGGAGCAGGAAACCAAATGATCCCAGACAACTTTCGTGTTAGAGAGTATGTAGAAGCATTCATCAAGTATAAAGTGTTTGAAACTCTATCTAATCAAATTAACGATGAGACATTTAATCAGATTCAGCAAAAGCTGATGTATTATAAACAATTATCTGAAGAAGCGTTCATTATGGCTAGTATTGAAATTAAGAAACAAGATTCTTGGGCTAAGCAAAGAAGAATCAAGAACGATCTTAATAGATTCAATATGTATGAATTGCCTAATAGAACTAGTAGGTATGGTTGGAGACGTAATAATTAAAAATGGCTGATCAACAACAATCAAACATTACTCAAGAGAATAATGTTGCAAGAACAGGGTTAAACTTAGACCAGTCTGTAAATCAAATTCAGAAAGGACAGTTAACCTATGCTCTGAACGCTGCTGTAGAAAATTATGACTCAAACTCTGTTAACTATCAGAATGAGCCAGGTAATGAGTTGTGCCTAAACTTTCCCGAAGAGTATCATATTATTGGAACTCATTTTATAAATGAACAGAACAAGCATATATTCTTTCTCACCAATCCTACAACAGGAGCTTCTGAGATTGGATATATGGATAACAATGATTGTATCTATCACACTTATGTTAGTGGTGTTTGTCTTAATTTTAACATAGACAATCCAATTCATAAAACTGTACATAAGATTACCAACTGCACTACAGAGATTTACTGGACAGATGGTTTAAATCCACGTAGATATTTAAACATAGAAGATGTTACATCTGCATACAAGATAAAGCCTGGTACAAATGTTTGTGATAATGA